TCACGCAGCTGGCGGGACTGGGCGACGGTCACGCGCTTGAAGCCGAGCGCATCGCCGACAGGAGCGGCCGTGTCATCGGTCTCCTTGACCTTTTCAGCATTGGCCCGCTTCTGCTCCTCGACGGCCGCGCCGATGTCGTCGGCAAAGAAGCTGGTGTCCATGGTGGAGAGATCGCCGAGGGAGAACTCGAGCTCCTTTTCGTCAAAGCCCATGTCCTCCATGGAAAACGAGCCGTCGAGCTGGTCGGAGATCGCCTGCAGCTCGGTCTGGATCGCGGCCATGTCGTATTCGGTCGAGGTGACGCGGTTGTCAGCCAGGCGCAGCGCATCGGCCTGGACCTTGGACAGATCAGAGCGCACGACCACAGGAACGACCTCGAGGCCCAGCTCCAGCGCGGCCAGGCGCCGGCCGTGACCGGCGATGATCGAACCATCGGTCCAGGCAATGATCGGCTGGGTCCAGCCAAACTTGGTGATGGCGGCCGCAAGCTTCTTGATCTGCTCGGGCGGGTGCTTCTTGGCATTGGCCGCATAGGGCTTGAGCCAGGTGATATCCTTGATCTCAACAGCGATCGTCATTCATCGTTCTCCGGATTTGCCAGCGCTTCGTCGAGGATCTTCTCGAGCTCCTGGTCATCACTATAAGCAGGCGAGGAACCGGAATGCGCCAACTGATCGCCGAGCAGGTGAACGAGCGCATCGCCAGCGTTGGTGAGCTGGTCCTCGGTCGTGTAGCCGTGGTCCTTCTGGGTCTTGGAAATCAGGGCGGTCAGCCGTTCGGCATCGCCGAGCATGACCTTGAAGCGCATGACGGTGTGGGTCTTGGGAAGCTTTGCGGGCTTTTCGTCGTCTTCGATCTCGGCTTCGAGCTTCTTTTCGAAGTTTTCGTCAATCTCCAAGTCACCGAGCGCTATAGTAGAAGCTGAGAAGATCGCATCGAGATCGGCGCTACCGTAAGGGAGGAAATCCTGCAGCTCGCCAACGTCGCCAATGTCCTTGAGCAGTTCGGCAAAAGACAGCGTGTCGTCGGCGCCGTAGCGGGCATTGTCGATGACGCCAATCTCCTTGGCCTGCTTGTCATCAATGAAACCGAGGTTCGCGATCGGGACTTCGGGCTGACCCAGTTCGATCGCCTGTTCCCAGCGATGCTCGCCGCCGAGGATCTCGTATCCGTTCTCACCGGAGACCTGGCGAACGATGATCGGCTTGAACATGCCGTTGCGTTCGAGAGACTTGCGGATCTTCGCCTCGTTGTCAGGCGTGACCCTATTGGTGTTCCAGGGGTTTTTCCGCAACACGTCGACAGGAACGGTCTTGAATTCAATCTTGCGCATAAGGATGGTTCCGGTTAAGTAAGTCCTTACTTACATTATTCGCATCCTAATGCAAGCGTCAACCAAAGAAACGAGTGAAAATGGCAATAGTCCAGCTGGCAAGAAACGCGGTCGTCGCAAAGCTCATCAATCCGACACGCGAGGTCGCCTCCTTCGTCACGTCGCTCCTCTCCTACGAGGTCGAGTCCAACGGCATCGGCTGGTCGGGCAAGTCGTCCTTCTTTGACGTGAACACCAACACGTTTCCGGCCGGCTTCTTCTACCTGGTCCAGCAGGAGCTGACCCAGATCGGCCACATGGTCCAGCCGATCGCGCGGCCGCACTTCGAGCCGCTTGGTCCTGAAAACCCGATCGTCGATGAATTCGGCAACGACAATCCGAACTACGACTACCAGATGAAGGCGTTGCGCCAGGTCGAAAAGCACGGTGCCGGCATCATTCGCGTGGCGACCGGCGGCGGCAAGTCCAAGATCGCCAAGCTGATTATGGCCCGCTTCCGGCGCATGACGCTGTTTCTGACCACGCGCGGCATCTTGCTCTATCAGATGGACGACCAGCTCAAGGACATTGGCCTCAATACCGGACAGGTCGGTGACGGTGAGCTGCGCTTCGTGCGCGGCGTCAATCTCGGCATGGTTCAGACGCTGGTTCAGGCGCTCGAGGTGCCCGACATGCCGAAGGAGATTCGGGCCGTCGTCAAGTCGATCAATCTGTCGAAGAACAAGAACCCGGACATGCCGCGCGAACAGATCCTGGCGCTGGCAAAGGAGAAGTTCGACGCCAAGACCAGGCGCCGCGAGGCAATCATCAAGTTCCTGGCGCTCATCGAGGTCGTGATCGGTGAAGAAGCCCATGAGGCCGGCGGCACGAGCTATTACGAGATCCTGCGCCACTGCAAGAATGCCTCGATCCGGGTCGCGCTCACCGCCACGCCGTTCATGAAGGACTCGGCGGCCGACAACATGCGCCTGATGGCAGCCTTCGGCCCGGTGCTGATCGACATTCCCGAAAGCCTGCTGATCGAGCGCGGCATTCTCGCCAAGCCCTACTTCAAGTTCGTGGACTGCAAGCCGCCGCTCGTGCTGCGCAAGTCGTCGCCTTTCGAACGCGCTTACACTCTGGGCTACATCGACAACAACTTCATGCTGGAAGACATGCTCTTTGACGCACAGAACGCTGCTGAGCGCGACCTCCCGATTCTGACGCTCATTGCGCGCAAGAAGCATGGCGACAACGTGCTGAGCTTCTATCGCGAGCGTGATCTGCGGTTCGAATTCCTCAAGGGCGAGGACGATCAGAAGGCCAGGCGTGCCCAGCTTGACCGGATGGTCGAGGGCAAGCTCAACGGCATCATCGGCACGACGATCCTCGATGTCGGCGTCGACGTGCCGGCGATCGGCCTGGTCCAGCTCGCCGGTGGCATGAAGGCCGAGGTGTCGCTTCGCCAGCGTGTCGGCCGCGGCCTGCGCGCCAAGAAGGTTGGGCCCAACATCGCCTGCATCGCCGATTATTCCGTTAATCTCAACAATACGCTGCGCGATCATGCCCGTCAGCGCTATAACATCATTCAGCGCACGCCTGGTTTCGTGGAAGGCATTCTTCCGGAAGGTCGGGATTTTCCGTGGCATGAATTCGACGCTTACAAGGCAGCAGCATGACCCGTCTCATCGACCCGATCCATTTCTTCAACGAGCGTGGGCAGAGTGTTCTGTCCACGGCTCACCTGGAGGCTGAAAACGCCAAGCTTCATCAGGAAATTGCCGAGCTCAAGCGCCAGAAGAATGCGCTGGCGCTGCGTCTGCGGACGATCGCCGGTGACACGGATGAAAGCACGTCCCTCAATAGCTAACTAGCTAGACCCTATTTCAGCAGATTCCTGTCTCTGTCGCTATAAAGTAAGTAAGCGCTTACTATAGACAGGAGACACGCTTATGAACGACACGACCTCGCCCTTTGAACGCTGGTTCGAAGGCCGCTCTGCCCCTGCCAACGTGCCGAAGATCATCGCCCTTTGCGGCAACCCGACCTCCGGCAAGTCCAAGGCTGCCGAGATCATCAATCACCTCTACGGTCACGAACTCGCTGACGACGGCCTGCCGCTGCGCAAGATGGCGATGGACTATCTCGGTCTGTCGGCCAAGCAGGTCTTCACCCAGGAAGGCAAGCTCGAGAAGGTCACGATCAACGGCCGCGAATGGCAGGTCCGTGAGATCCTCGGCGAGATCGGCAATGCCTTCGAGGAGAAGTTCGGCGGCGACATCATCCCGATCATGAGCCACAACGCGCGTCCGAAGGGCGCCTATTCGGTGTTCGGATCGGTGCGCCGTGAACAGGGCCTCTACTGGCGCAACCAGGGTGGCCTGGTGCTGGAGATCATCAATCCGCTGGCCGGCCCGTCGAAGTTCGAGTTCGACACCTACAACAACGCCTACTGCCACGCCCAGATCCAGAACGACGGCCTGGCGCGGGGACTGTCTCCGCAGGCCGCGGCGGCTGACCTCGCCGAGAAGCTCACGCTTGCGATCCGGAGCTTTGCGGGCTGATGCAGGTCTATTGCAATGGCAAGATGGTGGGTCGCCTCGCGTGCGACCCGCCGCGGGACGGAAACGTCTACCGCATGGCGATCGCCCCTGCCCTGTCCGACAGGTTTGCTACCGAGGACTGGACGCGCCCGGTCGATGTCACGATCCGTCATCTGGATCTCGAGATCACCAGGCGCTCGGTCGTCGTCACCGATTTCGAACTACGGGATATGCCGGACGCCCTGCACCATATTCTGAAGAAGTATTCGATCCCGGCCGACTATTCGGCCACGAAGGATATGGCGACCAACAGGACGTTTTATTCCTGGCGCGTGCTCCTGGTCACTCCCGATCAGCTCGAGGAAATCTTCGACCTAGACACCTACGAGCCCGACGATACCTATGACCAGCCTGATATCGAATACCGGATGAACCGGCTTCCCTGGGAAGTCTAAGGGATGCCGGCTTTGTCCATCAGTTCGGTTAAACCTTCCTGATAGCTGAGCCGGTTATCCATCGCCCACTGGACGAAGCGGTTATACTGCGACAGCGGCACCCGCATTGCCAGATTGCCGGTCGGCTCGGCATCTTTCCTTCTGACGATCTTCTGCACAGGCTCCCGGCTCTTGAAGCCGTTACGCTCGGCCACCGCGTCGATATCGCGCTCAGGCTTCTGCCGTTTCGGCTTTTCGACCACCGGGGCGTCAGGCTTGATCGCCTGCAGCTTATCCTTGAATCCCAGCTCCATCACGCCGCCTCCTGCTTGCGGGCGAAGATCTCGACCAGCTCCTCGGCCAGGCGCGCAGCATTGTCCTGCGCCGCCGCAATGCCGTTGACACGCTTCGGATCGAGTTCGTCCAGGTCCAGCTGGTCAAAGAACATCGACTTGTAGGCCGACCGCTCATTGAGGTGTGTGGTGAAGGTTGGGATCTCCCCTGCCCTGAGCTGGACGGTGATCTCGTTTTCGAGCCTGGACTTGATCTGTGGCGATGTCCGGGTGAACAGCACGCGGAACGGAATGTCTCGCTCCTGGGCCAGCTCCTCGTCGCGAATGAGACCAATGGCCTTGGCTGCCATGCCGGCGTCATTGGGGCTCGCCTGGATCGGGATCAGTGCCAGATTGGCGCGTGTCATCGCCCGGGCAGTCAGCACACTGGCGACGCCCTCGAGGTCGACGAACACGAAGCTGTATTCCGTCCGGTATTTGTTGAGTTTGGTGACGATGTTGCCCTCGGTGATTTCACCATCGACCACCACAGGATTCTTGGAATTACCCTGGCGCCAGAGCTGGATCGGCTTGTTCGGGTCGCAATCGAGGATGATGACGCTGGCGCCCTGGGCTGCGAGTGTCGTGGCAAGCACCAGGGTCGTTGTCGACTTCCCGGCGCCGCCTTTGGGATTGGCAACTGCGATCACTGGCATCGTTATCTCCTTTGCTGTTCGAATCAACATGCACGAGAAAGCTTGCGAAGGCATTAACATGCACGCGCAGGGAAGTGAAGGCATGTGCATGCTAGTGCATGCAAGCATGTGCATGCTAGTAAGTGCATGCACATGCTTGCACAAGCTTGATCGTGCATCTGCTGGAAAGCGCGAGCATGCACAAGCATGTGCATTTTTCGAATCTGGCTCGACCGTTACTAGTATTATTTATGCGAGTCGG